TTTCTGACAGGTCATAACCCATTGATTTCACTCGTTGTGCGCTGCACTCTATAGCTAGACCGTGCAGTGCAACATATTCTCTCGCAAGTGCAGCATTAGCTATGCGTCTACTGCATAACATTCGCACATGCACAACGATTGTAAGCCTCGCCAGTGCGTCCGACTGTCCCGATAGGGAATGATCCAGCCAAACGAAAGCCCATTGGACGGGCTTCTAATGGCTCGCAATGGGCTATTGGTTAGGTGCAGTGCAGCAAGAGTTATGGAACATTCGGGATGCTGATAACCCGAAGAATGCTGATTATCAGCACTCATTGCGCCACGGTCGGCAATGCCCCTTAAGGTATACGTATGTATCCTTATGTATCCTTAGGTTGTATCGTTAGTATACAAACGATTACAGATGATATCTTAGGTTAATGCGAATGTTTAATACTTAGATATCTTAGTACGTAAGGGAAGCATCTTACGAGTGAAGTATCTTACCGTCTAAGACATTCGTTTTTTCAGAAGCCCTACGATGGTTGCACGTGCAACGGTTGTGGGGGGTCGGGGGGTCGTCGCGCGCGCATGAATAGCACCTAAAAAGTATCTGACAAAATTTTTAGAGAACGTACAGCTGTAGCAACATCCTTACATTCCCTTTCTTCGTCTACATGAGGATTAGGTTCTACAATTAAAGCTGCTGCTTCAATAGCAGCATTCCAAGTTTCTATGTTCATAGCACCTCAAAAATATCTCACCAAAATTTACCGCTAACTATAAAACCTAAAACTACTAAAAATATTACACATAACCCAAATTCCATCAATCTTCCGTATGGAATATATTCGTTCTCATCTCTTTCGAACATCACAACGTATCCTTCTTCGGATCAGGGTTCTTCCTACGGTATCCGTAAATCATTCCAACTACTAAAACTAAAATAATAAATATTAGATATTCGTTAATCATGCGGTGCAAACCAATAAAGCTTCCAACAATGCCAACAACAGAAGATATTCTTATTAATTTTAAACCAACATTCTCTGTGATGACGTTCACACATACTGCCCTCAGGAGGTAGATATCTTATTTTCTTCATCGAGCCTCTATAAGCCCCGTACAGCGATTTAAATTCAGAGAGCTACCCTAGTAGCGGGCACCCTATTTAAACGCACCAGTGAGCTTCTAATTGAATCCTAGGGCCTATCTACAGTGAGTCGAGCGACCATATAGTCAATTAAGTTCTCAAAACTAGAAATTCTCTTGATTTCATGAATAATCGACGGTTGTTGAAGATAGTCTAGAATCATACCGTAATACGTATTCTCAGCTTCTGAATATTGGATTTCCCAGCTGTATCCATTCTCTCCACAAAGCTTCGTAAGTTTATCAACTTTATTCAAAAATATTACTCCTTCTAACTCCTTAGGACCCATTCTACGGTACATCATAAAGTTTGAAAATCACTTAATTTGTAAAATAATTCCCGTGTGATTTGGGCGCTATAACCTGAATGTCCTTGACTGGCAAAAGTCTTGATAAGCTCAAGAACTCCTTCACCAAGCATTCCATCATAATCGCTGTTCTTATCAAATAATCCGTGTTTTCGTAATTCGGTTTCTGCATGGTTAACTAAGTTACTCAATGTTCACAATCTCCACTGGTATTCCTGCTTTCTGTGATATCTCAATCATGTGTTTAGTTCCCTTGGAATTCGGTGCCAGAAATGCGACAACCATATCTGGGTTTCCGCCCTTGAGCATTGCAACATTCCGTATTGGACCCGCAGCTCCGCCATGTTCTGCCCAGTTGGCCGGATACGCTTCAACTGTAATTCCATGTTCTTCTCCGTATCTAGCCGCCATTGAATCTGCTCCACGAGCTGCTCCGTGGATAATTCTTCGAATATCATATTGTTTTAAAACATCTTCTAATAATTCATAGTCGTTAAAATGACGGCTTCCACATACTAATACTCTCATAAAGTCTCTATTTTCTTGACAAAATTCACCCAATAGTGTATACTTATGCAGAATTAAAATCAAGTTAAATATTTACAGATTTATGCAATATTTTCCTTGACACCCTTACGTATACATAAGGATACGTACGTTTATACCAAGGTTAGCTTAGGTTATATTTTATGTCTATTATAGAAGACTTAGGTACGTCGGAAGACAGAATACCTGATGTTAAACAAAAGAATATCTTCGAGGCTGCTCTTTCTAAATTAGACCTCCAATCTACGCTTACCCTTATGACTGTTCTCTCCGAGAGAGCGCTATTCCTTCACTCTAAGGCCACCTTAGAATCCAATAAACTCGTTAAACCAAAGAAGCAAATTATAACCTAATGCCTATTACAGACTATACAGCCACTACGCCAATTACGGCGTCTTCTGGCAATGTCGCTGCAGCTACCGCAACTGCGACGCTTACCAGCGCGGCTGGTAGGCTTATGTACATCACTGGATTCAGTGTCACAGGAGCAGGAGCTACAGGTGCTAGCGTCATCGCCGTGACAGTAACCGGATGCATCGGTGGAACAATGACTTTCAATCTCGTCATCCCAGCTGGTGCTACAACCTCGATTGTACCCCTAACTATTAACTTCCATAACCCCATCGCAGCGACTGGATACAACACCAACATCGTTGTTTCTGCTCCAACCTTCGGTGCAGGTAATACCAATGCGGCTATCGTTGCATTTGGTGTTCTCAAGTAATGTTCGATTTTCTTCCATCAATCCAACCCGGACATGCTACTATTTTGGTAGGGGTTATGTCCCTACTGTTTGGTGCTCATATGCATTTCTTTAGATGGTTGGGTCGGAAGTTCGAAAGACTTAATGAAGTTGTCGAACATCTTGGAAGAGAACATAGAACTCAATTAGACATCCACGAAGGCCGTGACCAACAGCGCCATGAAGAAAACCTCGCCAGATTCCAAGAGATTAATGTTTCTCTCGCCAGACTGGAAGAGAACGTCGAAGCTGTTCGAGAACAGCCACATCGCGGACCGGCTAAAGACTCTTGAGGCTGCTCAACGGCTTTCTAAAGCCGGTGGAGAAGGCAGAGCTAAAGCTCTATCTCCTAAGCGTCGTTCTGAGATTGCTTCGAAAGCAGCCAGAACACGGTGGAATGAAAACCTGCAAGCAAATGCTTGCTAGGCATCCCTGTAAGACTCCCTGATGCTTGCTAGACTCACAGCTACCTCACTACCATGCTTGCCATTAAACGAACGTACGGCAAGCATAAGCCCATACAACCTCTAACCATGGCAAGCATATCCTTGCAGGTTTATGAAACTCAAAGAAGCAGCATATATTATCGGGAAATTGGGCGGTCGTCCTCCGATAAATACTGTTACAGTTGGTAACAAGACTTACTGGAGCTACAAAGGTGGCTTCGGTGTAAGTCATGAAGCTGCTCTCTTACAAGAAGACGGAATAAGCTTAATCATCCTAGAAGATGGTTCTGGCTTTCTATTATTGGAATAATGGCAGACTCTAAACTCTCAGCATTACCCGCAGGCGCAGCAGTAGCTGACGCTGATCTATTTTATACTTCGCAAAGTCTTGCTTCGAAGAAGGTAACTGCTACTCAACTTAAAACTTATAGTCTGACTCCACCTATTACATTAGCTGGCGGAACAGTTACTTCTAACACTCCTGTTCTTACGCTTACTGAGACTTGGAACAACGGGGCCGTTGCTTTTGATGGCATGGTTGTCTCCATTACAGATACAGCTAAGGCTAATGCTTCTTCGTTGTTTGCCTTAGATACCACAAGCCGTGGGCGTGTGTTCAGCGTCGAGAAGGGCGTCGGCACCAGCTACGACGTGATGATCGAAGGCAAGGTGATGGTTGGGGTGGCCCCTAACGTCAACACCGGCCAGATCAATGTAGCGAATCTTTACCTACATCAGACCGCTGGTGTAGCCATTCAGATGATCTACAATGCCAACGGGACCGATTTTGGCATATTTTATACGACTAACTCGGGCAGCGTGAGCCAGTGGAATTTCGGTAGCTCAACAAACGCAAGTACGGTCCACAATACCGCGCTGAGTTGGGATGAGAACGGTGTCGTCTACATCGGCGGCAGCTTCGATGTTCCTCTCCTGCGTGAGAGTTCCGGCGTGCTCGCGCAGCGTGACGGCACCAACGCGCAAGGCTTCCGCCTCTACAACACCTATTCCAGCGGCGGCACCAATTATGAGCGCGGTATCTTTGACTGGAATTTAACTGCGAACATCCTCACCATTGGGGCACAGGCTGGGGGCTCTGGTACTGGGCGCGGCCTCAACCTGATTACCGGCAATGGTCTGCTCGCCATGGTCGGACAATCTCTGGGTGGCACAAGCTCTGGTACCGGCTTCTTGATGGCGCTCGGATACAATGCCGTCAACAACAAGCAGTACTGGCTGGGCGACCCCGACTACCTCGGCAACGGGGCCAGTCGTTTTGTGCGGATGGCGTCTTTTAGCGGCCTCACCTATCTCAGCGGCGTGGACGGAACCAACTCCACCAATCTTCCTGTGGTTATCGATGTTGCATCATGGCTCACCTTTGGTGGCCAGACTTCAGGTAATTGCGGGATCAATTATGATGTTATCACGGGGCCTGATTACGGCACCGTTGCCGCCATCACAGGTGATGCCAGCGCGTATGCTGACTTCCGCGCAAAAACTCTTAGAACATCAGATGTGGCTGTCGCCTCACTCCCTGCTGCCGGTAACAAAGGCCGCCGCTACTTCGTCAATAACGCTACCGCCACAACCTTTGCCAGCATTGTCGCTGGCGGCGGCACAAACAATGTTCCTGTATATGATGACGGCACGAACTGGAGGATTGGCTGATGGCAACACTAAATCTTTGTTACAATGATGCTGGAACTCTCAAGAAAGCTCTTTTAATATGAACACAACAATTCCACGCCCGCGTGGTAGAGGAGGTCTGAATGTCTAACCCAAATACTTTTATGAACAACTATGCCATCAAGGTTCAGCAGCTTGTTACGTTGATCCAAGACCTTCGTGGAATGAACGATTGGATCGACCAAGATGCAACATTACTGGATCGCTACTTTGCTCAATCTGGTGGTGGAGCAGGTGCTGGCGGTATTCCTCCACGTTCCGATATTGTAAAGGCCGACGTTATCGCTGCTCAAGGTGCACTTAATCAAGTGATCTTCGCTTATGACAGCGGCTCCCCAACTCAGAAATCTAAAATCCTTAAGATGGTTCCATGAACATAACTCTTACTGAAGAGGAATGGTATCGGCTGCTTAATTGTGCAGCTCTTGCCCCTTACGCCCAAGTTCAACCTCTGATTGCTAAGATTAGCGACCAGCTACTGAAACAGAGAAATGAAGCCCAACCCGGAACGGGAAGCGAGACGCAAGCTAGCTGAAGCTAGTCTTGTCGAATTTATAGCTTTAGTACATCCTAAGAGATTCTTAGGTAACATACACAGGGAAGTAATTTCATGGTGGACGTCAAGTGCAGCAAAGAGCCATCAGCTTTTGTTGTTACCTCGCGATCATATGAAATCCGCCCTGATTGCATACCGATGTGTCTGGGAACTTACAAGGGACCCAACCCTTCGGATATTGTATATCTCGTCTACTTCAAACCTTGCTACAAAGCAGTTGAAGTTTATGAAGGATATCCTGACGTCTGATGTCTATCGCTTGTATTGGCCTGAGATGGTCAACAAGGAAGATACCAAACGTGAGAAATGGACTGAACGGGAAATCGCTGTAGATGACCCCCGACGACAAGCGGAGTCCATACGCGACCCAAGTATTTTTACTGCGGGTCTTACTTCGAACATTGTTGGTATGCATTGCGATATTGCTGTACTTGATGACGTCGTGGTTACAAGCAACGCATACACTGAAGAAGGCCGGGAAAAGGTTAAAGACCAGTATTCTCTCCTTTCTTCGATTGAAACAGTGAATGCAAAAGAGTGGGTTGTTGGTACTCGGTATCACCCCCTTGATTTGTATTCTAATTTAGCTGAGATGGTTTTAGATGAGTTTGATGAAGAAGGCAACGTCCGGCATACGGTCGCTCTTTTCGATGTCAAAGAACACTCCGTCGAAACAGCCGGAGACGGTTCCGGAGAATACCTCTGGCCCCGCAGTCAGCGTTCCGACGGTAAATGGTTTGGATTTAACCAAGAGGAATTGGCGAAGAAACGCGCCCAATACCTCAATAAAGTACACTTCCGAGCACAGTACTATAACGATCCCCATGATATTGATAGTTCCCCAATTAAGCGGGACCTCTTTCAGTATTACGACTCCAATCACCTTGGACGTCGAGATCACGCATGGTACTTTAAGCGTGAAAGACTTAACGTCGTCGCAGCAGTGGACTTTGCCTATACGACTGGAAAGAAATCAGATTATACCTCTATCGCGGTCGTGGGTGTCGATGGACTCAACAACTACTATGTCCTCGAAATAGATAGGTTCAAAACTGACAAGATATCCGAATATTTCCAGCATATTCTCAAGCTCTATGAAAAATGGGGTTTCAGGAAGATTCGCTGTGAGGTCAGCACTGCTCAATCGGTCATCGTCAAAGACCTCAAAGACAACTACATCCGACCTTACGGACTCAGCCTCTCAGTCGACGAGTTTAGACCTACTCGATGGCAGGGAAGTAAAGAAGAACGGATCATGGCAATTCTAGAGCCTCGCTATGCGAACCTCCAGATGTGGCACTATCAATCAGGTAACATCCAAGTTCTTGAAGAAGAACTGATGTTTACTAATCCCCCTCACGATGACGTCAAGGACGCCCTCGCATCTGCGATTGATTTCGCAGTTCCTCCAATGAATATATTTGCAGTGAAACGATCTCAAGAACAAGCACCACAATATCATACCCGATTCGGAGGAGTAATCTGATGGGAAAAGTGATTAACAATGATTTTCATCCAGATGACAAGTTAGACAACGATGCTGACCACGGACATTGGGGTGAAATTGATAACAGTATCGACTTAAGTACTGGGGAAGAAGGTCCTTATAGTTTAGGGCAAACTATGTCTTCTAAACGTGCTGAAAAAGATACAGAAGAAAAGATTTCGGGAACGCGGTTTCACGACAGTGGTGCACGTATTCCCGGTAAGCAGAAGGGTTTGAACGATAAAAATAGAGATCGTCCAGCTCGCTTATCTCCTATGATTAATCGTAGCTGGGATCAATGACAGCTAAAGTTCTAGAACTAGAAAACATTATATCCCCCGATCTACTTGCTACTCGGCTTACCGAGAAGTGGATTGAGTGGGATACGCTACGCAATGCGTGGAAGGTAGACAAGGAAGAAATCCGTAGGTACATATATGCTACTGATACTTCAGGGACTTCGAATGTCACCAATCCATGGAAAAACCGTACAACAATTCCGAAGTTATGTCAGATTAGGGATAATCTCTACTCTAACTATACTGCTACTCTATTCCCTAAACGGAAGTGGTTAGTATGGGATGCCTACGACGCAGACGCAAACCAAGTTGCTAAACGAGATGCTATCGTCAATTACATGTCATGGGCAATCGAACAGCCTACCTTTAAGCATGAAATTGATAAAATCATTCTGGATTACATCGACTTCGGTAATTGCTTCGCGACTGTTGAGTGGGTGGATAACAGAGTACAACAACCAAATAAGACTCAAGCAGGATATGTCGGTCCTGCGATACGTCGCATCAACCCACTAGACATCGTAATGAACCCAACGGCAGAAGACTTCCAGTCTTCACCGAAGTTCATCCGTTCTTTGATTTCTCTCGGAGAACTCAAGGAATTGCTTGGACGTATGTCAAACGACGAAAACCAAGCTGAGTATGAAGAGCTTTACAATTATCTTAACCAAGTTAGATATCATGCTAGAACCTTTCAAGGAGATTGGTCTCAGCGGGATAGACTATACGCTATGGACGGGTTTAGTTCTTTTCGCGCTTATCTTATGTCTGAGTACTGTGAAGTACTAACTTACTACGGCGACTGGCATGACCACTACACCGGCGAATTCCAAAAGAACCGTGTCATCAC